AAGCCCCGGGCAAACTCCAGGTAGGCCCGCGCCGTCGCGGTCGGGTCCTCGGCCGTGGCCGGCGCCTGCGCGCTCCAGTCGTTGAACAGATCGCCGTAGAGGTCCTTCACGTGGAAGCGCGCGTTGCACTCCTCCACCCGCCCGCAGATCAGCATCCAGGGCGAATCGAAGAAGGTGTACAGCGTCTTCTTGTGGCACGCCGGGCACTCGCCCTTGCGCATGTAGTTGGTGCTCGCTATGTGCTGCAGGCCGTAGTCGGCCTGGATACGGCGCAGCACCTCCAGGCGCAGCTTCTCTTGCATCTGGCTCATGCGTTCGCCCTCAGGCAGTAGCCGGCCAGCTCGTAGGAAACGCCGTGGTACTGGGCGGACGTGATTGCACCCGTCTCGAAGTACGCATCGAGCATGCCCTGCAGGCGCTCGGTGATCCGCAGGCGCTGCTCCAGGTTCGTGCCGTTGGCGAGGTCCGCCAGCTTCATGGCGAACAGGAAGCGCGCACCGTCAGCCGCCAGCGCATGGCTCAGGGGCAGGTGTCCAGGGGTAGGGGAGGGGGTCTTCATCAGTCAGGGCCTTACAGGTGGGCGTCAAGGGCGGCCTTGAGCGCGCCGATGGTGCGTTTGTGGCCGGCCAGGGCCGGGTAGTCGTCGAGGATGTGGCGGGCCCGCAGACGCTCCGGTACCGCGCGGTAGCGGTCGTCGTACCAGTGCTCCACCATCCCCCGGCGCAGCTCGCAGCGCAGGCTCTCCAGCAGCGCCTGGGCCACCGGCTTGGGCATGTCCACGTGGATCGCAACGGCTTCGGGCATGGCGTGAACCTCGAATTTCGGATGCAACTTCCCCAAACCCACAGCGTGGGCTGGGCGTGTCAGTGATCAGGGAGTGGTGAAGCGCGCGAGGAAGGCGTCCGGCAGGATCCGCCGGTGCACGAAAATGGCCTGCCCGTTGCGGCAGTCCACCAGGCAGATCGCGTCCGGGCTGGGCGCGTCCGCCAGGTTCACCTGCAGCCAGTGCGACTCGCGCAAGCGGGTGAAGGCCAGCTCCACCAGCCGCTGCGCCATGAACACCGGCACCTCCAGTGCCTGGGTCAGGTGCAGGGTGGCGCGCTCCAGCAGCTGCGCGTCCTCCAGGTGCTCCTGCGCATGGCGCTGCAGGTAGGCCGTGGCCGCCCGCTGCATCTGGTCGCGGTATTCCTGGGTGTCCAGGGTGCGTTGCGGTGCAGTGCTCATGCCGTCACCTCCAGCAGGTCCATCTGGTTATCACCGGCCTGGCGCATGGCCTCCCGGCGCAGCGCCACCGGGGCCACCGGCAGGCGCACGGACGGGTTGGGCATGCCCGAGGGGCTCATCTCGTGGGTCATCTCGAATTCGGCCCGGGCCGACCAGCCGCAGGCCTCGTTGGTGCACTGCAGGTAGGCCACCCGCAGGAACACATGGGTCCCCTCACTGGTGCGGATGCGCATGCGGCCCGCGCAATGGGGGTAAACCAGCTTGTAGGTGCTCATGCTCAGCCCTTCGGATCAGGGAACAGCTCGCCGTTCTGCGGGGCGCAGCGGCCCACGGTGTGGATCGCCGGCACCGGCAAGGCCAGCAGGTGGCAGTGCTGGGCCAGCTGCGCATGCAGCGTGGCGCGGATGGCCGGTGCGGTTTCCGCCTTCAGCTGGGCCAGCAGCTTGGGCACCTGGCGGTGGATGGCGAGCTGCTGCGTCACGCTCAGGTAGGAGGCCCCCCGACTCTCCCGCGCCTGGCGCTCCATGGCGATGAAGTAGCGCCGCACCTGACGGCCCTGGTCGTTGTTCTCCACCATGGCCAGCTCCTTGGCCATATCGAGGGTCAGGTGGTACTCCATCCCCGGTCGGCCCCCGGTACTTTTCCCCAGAAATGGGGAAAAGTCCTCGCCTTCGACGAAGCCGTACTGCTCGATTCGATCCTTCACCCACGTGCTGAAATCACGACCTACGCCAAGGAAGGCATGCAGGTCACGGGCATCGCAGAGCTGCTGCGCGCGGCCGTCGAGTTCGCCGTTGAATACCGGAATCAGTTGCTGGCTCATGCTGGGGTTCCTTGTTGACGGTGCAGGGTGATCACGGCGCCGACCTCGGCGTGCCGTGCGGCGATGTGCTCACGGTGGGCGGCGATGATTTCGGCCAGCTCGGCCTCGTCCAGGCGGCCATCGCGCAGGGCGTGGGCGATGATCTGGTTGACCTTGCCCTCGGCCACGTCGGTGGCCAGTGCACGGGCGTACAGGTCCAGGTTGTCCAGCTCGGTATCCGGTGGCATGGGCACGAACACCCCGCCGTACAGCCGGCAGATGTAGTCCGGAAGCAGGCTGGTGCCGGTTACCTGCTCCAGCAGGTAGATCTGCTCATCGGCCAGCGGCCGGTGGCCGTTGCTCTCGTAGGCCTGGTTGTCGAACTTCTTCAGCTCCAGGCCCAGCTGCGCGGCGGCGCACTCGCGGCCACCGGGGTAGGTGTTGATCAGCGCGCTCATCACCTTGCGGCGGCTAGTGAGGATGGGGCGTTTCATCTTCTCGTTTCTCCCGATTGGGCTGGCCGCTACGGTCAGCAGGCCTTCGCAAAGGGGTGGTCGAGCAGCCCCGGTATCAGCTCGGTCCCGAGCTGCTGGGACAGGTCCCGCATGATCGAGAAGGCAATGCGCCCATTCGGCAGCTCCGCCGAATCCGCCCAGCGATCCACGGTCTGAGTCACCGTGCGCGGCTCGTAGCCCTTGGTCAGCGCGAACTTGCGAAAGCTGAGGCCCTGCTCGATCAGCCGGGCCTGTATCTGGCGTTTGTTCATGGAATGGCGTGCCTCGCTTGGCTAAGATGTTCCCAATGCGGTGCACGTTAGATTCCCGATTGGGATTAGTCAAGAGGAAATTTCCCATATGGGAATTGGTCAGAGAATACGGCAGGCCGTCGAGAGCCTTGGACTCTCGCTCAAGCAGGCCGCTTCTAGGTGCGATATTTCCTACAGTTCGATGCAGAACTGGGCGGGGGGGCACCGGGACCCCAGGCCAGAGGCCCTGATCACCATAGGTTCCCGTTTGGGAATCTCAATTGACTGGCTGCTAACCGGAGAGGGGCCGATGCTGCGTAGTGAACTCGGCCAGCCATCACCCATTGAAACCACCAGCCCACGCGAGCAAGCCCTGCTCACCCTCTGGCGCGAACTCGACGAGGACGCCCAGCGAGAAATACAGCGCGCTGCTGAAGAGAAGAAACGTCTGAAAGCGATGGAGCAGCGACTCCGGGAGTTGGAGGCAGTTGTCGCTGCTGGCAAACGGCTGGCATGATCTGTTCCCATTAGGAACGGCACCCAAGGACGGTTTCCATGCTCCCCCTGAGTTTCTCCAACCACCACGGCCAAGACAAATCACGCTCAACGGCCAATCGCCTGCTGTACCTCACTTTGGCGCTGATACTGCCCTTTGCACCCATGGTTGTTTGGGCTGATGAAGCTGCGCTGCAAGGGCATTGTCTGAGCGCGTGGCCGAGCGATGGTGAGATGCGTGCCTTCTGCGTCACTGAGCAGCGCAAAGCGGCGAGGGTGCTGGCGGGCTACAGCGGGGCGAACCGCCAGCGCTGCGAGGCCAAGTGGCTGCCGGATTTCGAGATGGCTTTGCACTGCACCAAGGAGCAGAACGCCTCTGAGTCGTCTGTAGCTCGTGCCCCACAAGATGAGATTGCGGCACGTTGCGCCCGAGAGTGGCCGGGTGAGTACGACATGCAAGAGCACTGCGCCAAGCAGCGCAGAGCTGCCAAGGACAACATCGAGCGGAACTACTCAGGCGCCACCCGTCAAGCCTGTGAGCGAGAGTGGGGCACTGAGTACGAGATGGTTGAGCACTGCATTGAGGAAGGGGAGTAACGAGATGGCTTTCGACTACAAGAACGCAACGCCCGAAGCATTGAAGGCTGAGTACAACCGGATTGCCGCCGAGATCGGCGACGACCAGTTCTTCACCAAGAAAGAGCTGAACCACCTCCCCGAGGTGCTGGCTGGCGGTGAGCAGGTGTTGGCGTTCACTTCTGGCTTCATGGATGGGAATACGTGGTTGATAACCTTGACCGACCGCCGGGTGATTTTTCTCGATAAAGGCATGCTCTACGGCCTTAAGCAGTCCTCAATTGAGCTCGACAAGATCAATGCGGTATCTGGTAAGACGGGACTCATGTTTGGCGAAATCCTGATTCAGGACGGTGGTAACGAGAGAAAAATCAGCAACGTCTGGAAGAAGACCGTCACGGCCTTCACCAATAAGGTGCGGGACGCCATGCACGCCAAAAAGCAACCAGCAGCTCAAGTGCCAACTGCTGAGGGCGACATGATCAGCAAGCTCGAACGTTTGGGGGCGCTGAGGGACAAAGGGGTACTGACCCCAGAAGAGTTCGCGGAGCAGAAGGCGAAGATCCTGAGCGCCGTTTGAAAGTTAGGTAGAAGGTAGTTATCACTACAACTGAGTCAATTTCTAGGGCGCTTAAGTTGCGCCCTTTTTCATAGAGATGACTCATTCGCTTGCATCTTCGCCCACTCCCTCTCCACCGCCCGCTTCGCATTCGCCTTGCTCGCATACAGGTGCCGCAGGCGTTTGGGCTTCTCCTGGTCGCCAGCGGTGACGCTGGCCTCCTTCCCCGTCTTCTTGTCCCGGTAGTAGGCGATCACGCCGGTGTAGTCGCCGGGCACCTCCTCGTACAGCGTGTCCACCAGGTCTTCGGGCAGTTTGCTCTCCAGCTCCAGGCTGGTGGTGTAGCCGCCGTCGGCGGTGAGGCTGTGCTGCACGTTGCCGCCGTGCCAGACGATGGCGTCGATCTCGTCCTTCACGCCCTGCAGGGTGTAGGTGAGTTCGGGGATGAGGTCCGGGCGGCCCTTGGCCAGGCTGTAGCTGAGGGTGGCGCTGCCGCGCTGCAGGCGGTTCCACTCGCTGCGGGCGGCGCGCAGGGCGCTGGCCTGGTCGCTGTAGGTGTGGCGCAGGTCCTTGAGGTTGTCGCCGCCGCCGGCGATGGCCTCCTCCTTCTTGGCGCTGTTGACGTTGTAGTAGTAGGCGCGCACGCCGTCGTAGGCCTCGCGGTCGGCCACCAGGTAGCGGTGCTGGTCGCCGTCGGCGCGGGTGAGGGTGATGTGGGGCAGCTCGGCGCCGCTGGCGGTCTTGCCACCGTTGCCGCCGAGGAACAGCAGGCGGCCGGCCTTCACCGTGGCCACGGCGTCGTAGTCCTCGCCCAGGCGGGTGAGGATGTTGGCGTCGGACTCGTTGGCCAGGTCCAGCTGCAGCACCGGCTGGGTGTCCAGGGCCTCGGCCACCACGGGCACCAGGCCCTGGCGCTGGGCGATCTGGCGGATCACCTCGCCCAGGGTGGTGCCGCTGTAGCTCAGCTCGCGCTTGACCTTGAGCTGCTTGCGCAGATCCGCGCTGCGGCCGCGGATGTTGAGCACGTCGGGCATGCCGCTGTGCTCGGTCTCGTCCACGGTGAAGGTGCCCTTGTCCACCAGGCCGGTATCGGTCCAGCCCAGCCACAGGCGCAGCACGGCGCCCTTGGGCGGGATGGCCAGCAGGCCGTCGTGGTCGCTGAGGCTGATGTCCAGCTGGTCCGCCTCCAGGCCCCGGTTGTCGGTGAGGCTGAGGCTGATCAGGCGCGGGCTCACCTGCTGGGCGATGTCGAGGCCGTCCACGCTCAGGCGGAAGATCGGCGCGGGGTAGTCGTTGTCGCCCAGGGCGCTGCGGGCCGCGTCGCGCAGAATGCCCAGGGCGGAATCCATCAGGCCCTCGATCACAGCAGGATTCTCCGCAGGATGTTCACGCCGGTGGCGCTGGCGGCGCCGAGCAGGTCGGTGCGGCCGTCGTCCACCCGCGTCAGGCCCAGGCTGAACTCGATGCGGCGCGGGGTGCCGTCGGGGAAAAAGAGGCTGCGCGTTTCGCTCACCCGCTCGATCACCCACAGCCCGAGGATCCGCCCGCTGCCCTCCACCATGGGGTAGGCGCGGCCGGTGTTGGCCATCTCCCGCAGGGCGTCGAGGCTGAGCAGGCTGCCGGCCAGCTCGGGTAGCAGGATCCCGGGCAGGGTGAGGGTGTCGTCGCCCCGGCCGGCGAACTGCCGGGCGGGGTTGGTGCCCACCCGGCTGCTGCTGGGGTGGCGCCATTCGGTCTGCCGCTGCAGCTCCTGGTAGGCGAGGGTGTGCAGGCTGAACACGAACATGCCGAGGGCCATCATCATGGTGCGTTTACTCCCGGTCGCTCAGGCGGGAGCGCACCCGGGCGGCCTTGCTGCGCTCGCGCTCGTCGAGCAGTTGGTTGATCTGCTGCCGCAGGCCGACCACGTCGGTTCCGGGGGCGGCGTGGATGGTGATGTGGATGGTGTCGCCCTGGACGACAGTGCCGCCACCCCCGGCAGCCTGGACCGGGGCACGGGTGTCCAGGCGGATGCCGCTGCCCATGCCCAGCATGCCGGCACCGGCCTCGGTGAGGCGCCGGGCGGTGCTGCTGATCTGCCCCAGCACGTCGCCCTCGCCACCGGCCAGGCCCTGCACCAGGCCGGCCATGGTGAAGCCGCCCAGGCTGGCGAAGACGCGGCTTGGGGAGTGAATGCCGAGCTTCTCCTTGAACCAGGTGATGGTGCTGTCGGCGGCGCCGGTGATGCTGTCCTTCACGGCGGCCAGGCCGCTGGTGATGCCGTTGACCATGCCCTGCATGAGCATGCTGCCGAACTCGGTGAATTTGCCCGGCATCTCCACGCCGAAGTAGTTCATCACGGCGGCGAAGGCCCGGTAGAACAGGCCCAGGGGGCTGAAGTTGATGATGAGCTGGGTGATGCCGCCGATGCCGCCGTCGAAGCCGGCCTTGATCTCGGCCCACAGGCTCATCACGTAGGCCTTGATCGGGTCCCAGTACTTGTAGATCAGCAGTGCTGCCACGGCGATGGCGGTGATGGCCAGGCCGATGGGGTTCATCATCAGCGCGCGGCCGATCCACAGGATGGCCTGGCCGACGATGGGCAGTGCTACCTTGCCGAGTTGCCACAATGTGCCGAACAGCGAGATGCCTTTGATTCCGACCAGCGCCATGCCGTAGCGGAACACGGCGAAGGGACCAACGAGGGAAGCCAGGCCGATGCTCAGGGCACCCATGCTCACCATCAAGAGGGCAATGCCGGCGGCTATCTTGGCGATCTGAAGAGCCAGTTCAGGGTTGGCCTTGACCCATGCGCCGATCCGGTTGGCCAGCTCACCCAGCGCGGTGATGAGCTTTTTCAGTTCTGGCGCCATGACCTTGCCAATTTCTGCCATGGCGTTGGTCCAGCTACCTTCTGCGGCCTCGGTGATGTTGGCCAGGGTCCCTAGCTGCTCATTAACACGGGTGCGTAGGTCGGCCTGGTCCTTCATCTTGGCCGCAACTTCGTCGTAGCCGGATAGCCCCTTGGTCATCATGGTGTTGAGGACTTGGAGCGTCTCGGAGTCGTCGCCGAAAAGCGACTTAGTGATGCTGAGACGGTCCTCGGTGCTCAGCGCCTTGAGCTTGTCGAGCTGCTTGAACAGGTTGCCGACACCAGCGAATTCGCCTTTACCGTCGGTGAAGTCGAGGCCGAGGTTGATGCCTTTCTTGGCTTTCAGTTCCTTCAGGGTCTTCTTGATTTTCGCCGTATTCATAGCGCCCTGGAACACCTTGCGGAAGGCGTTGCCTGCGCTCTCTCCTGCCATACCGGTCTGATCCATCATCACCAGCAGTGGCGCGAAGGTGTTGGCAGCCTCGAGCCCCGACTGCTTGATAATGTCCATCACCGGGCTGATCTTGCTGAAGCCCTGGAGCATGTTGGTGGGGTCGACGCCGGTGTAGAAGCCGCGCTGGATGGTGTCCATCAGCGCCATCATGTCCTTCTCAGACGTGCGGGTTGCGTCCTGCATTTTCGCCGCGAACTCTGCGGCTGATTCTGCCGGCATCTTCAACTGCACGCCGAGGTAAGCGGCCGCCTCTCCCGTCCCGCCCAGAATCGATTGCGCGCTTATGCCCTGGCGGCGAAGCATGGTCATCATGTTCTGGAAGTCGGCGGTGGTGCCTGGTAAGCGGTCACCCAGTTTCGTAGCCAGATCGCTGATCTTCTGGAAGTCGACCGGCACCTGGCCGGTGCTTTGCATCATCGCCACTTTGAGCTGGGTAGCGGCATCTTCTGCGGGCATGAAGGCATCTATCGCAGCCTTCAATGGTCGACTCAGTGCGTAGCCGCTGCCAAGCGCTGCGGCGCCGCTGGCTGCCATGCCACCCGCCACCATCTGCGTTTTGTCGTACTGCCCTTTGACGACAGCAAGCATCCTCGTTTGCCGGGTTATGCGCTCCATGCGCCGCCCTTGCTCGCTTATTGTCTGATTGGTGGCAGCAATCTGCCCGCGTAGAGCGCGCTCGGCGCTGCCCAGCTTGCGGGTGTCGATGCCGGCGGCGGCCAGTTTGCTGCGCAGGCCCTGGAGCTGCACCTGGTTCTCACCGTGCTGGCGTTTGAGGGCGGTGGCCTCGCGGATGGCACCGCGCAGGTCGCGGGTCATCTGCCGGGTGGGCACGGTGCTGTTGGCCATTTCCCGGCTCAGGGCCTGCACCCGGGCGCGGGCGGCGCCCAGGGCGCGCTCGGTGTCCTGGGCGGCGCTGAACTGGGCGCGCCAGGCGGAGACGTCGCGCTGCTGGGTGTTCAACTCTTTGAGGCGGTCGCGGGCGGCCTTCAGCTCGCGGGCCACGCCGACGGAGCCGCCCTGGATGCGCTTGAGCGGCGCGGTGACGCGGTCCAGCGCGGAGAGAATGACCTGGAGTTGCAACTGGTCAGCGGCCATCTGGCTGGCTCCGTAGCCGGGCGCGCTCGCGCCATTCGGTCAGTTCGGTGAGGGTGAGCCCGTCCATATCGGCCGGGGCCCAGTGGAACACCACGGCGATATCCGCCATGGCGTCTTCTACGCGGCGGGGGAGCTGTCCTTCGCCGCCTTCGGCAGCAAAAAAGCCACCACCTTGGCGCCCAGGGCGAGCAGGTCGGCCGGGTCCAGGCCGCGCACCTCCAGGTCGGTGAGGGTGGGCACGCTGACGCGCGGGATGACCTTGATCAGGCTGTCCACGTCGAGCTGGACCAGTTCGGCCAGGTGCACGCCGCGCAGCTCGCCGGCGGTGGGCTTGCGCAGCTCGATGGTGGAGAAGGTGTGCTCGCCACGCTTGAGGGGGGTTTCCAGCTCGACGCTGTTGGGGTTGGTGCTCATGGGGGGATTCCTCGGGGTAGGGGCGCCCCGCGCGGGGCGCGGGGGTTACAGGCCCAGGGCCTGGCGCTGGGCTTCGAGCAGGTCCTTGCCGTCCACCTTCTCGATGAAATTGAGCAGGTCGATCTCGATCACTTCGGCGTTGTCGATGGTGAGCTTGTAGTAGCTGAGGGTGCTGGTGATCTTCACCTCGGTGTCTTCACCCGGGGCGGCTTCGCCGCTGTCGATGGTCTCGTGCCGGCCGCGCGCCTGGATCTCCACCGCCATGACCTGGCCGGTGTCGTCGCGCTGATAGGCGCCGGCCCAGCGCAGGGGGATCGCGGCGGCGCCCACGGCGCCGTATTGCTTCAGCACCGCTACGTCGAGGCCGCCGAGGGTCCATTCGATCTGCAGGCCGTCGTCGCTGAAGCCGAGGTCAACCTTGACCGGGCCGTTCATGCCGCCGCCCCTGAAGGCCTCCATCTTGCGGGCGAGCACCGGCACGGTGACGGACTTGCAGACGCCGCCGTACGAGTTGCCGTCGACGAATAGCATCATGTTCTTGAGTTTGCTGGGCAGGGCCATGGGGGCGCTCTCCTACGGCGCGGCCAGAGCCGCGCCGGACGTGGGTCAGGCGTTGATCTGGGCGGCGTAGTCGACCAGGTAGCGGTCGGTGATGCGCTGCTTGAAGGTCAGGTCCTCCAGCGGCGGCACGGGGGTGTAGTCGTAGTCGATGAACAGCTTGCCGGCCTTGAGGGTGTCCTTGTCGTTGGCCTCGGAGTCGTACCAGGCCTGGCCGTCGATGATGTAGCCGGCGGCTTTCAGCTCGCGGAACTTGGCGTTGATGCCGGCGATGATGTCCTTGACCAGGCCCGGGGTCATGGGCTTGTCCACGGCCCAGAAGTGCGCCTCGGCCATGGTGTCGGCCAGCACCTGGGCTGTGCGGGTGTAGTTCTCGAACGCAAACAGCGGGTCCTCGCTGCAGGTGCGCGAGCCCCAGAAGCGGAAGCCAGCCTCCTGGATGAGGGTGGTGACCTCGTTGCTGTTGAGGTAGTTGGCGTCGGTGGCGGGGTGCTGCAGGTCCCACCAGACGTCGGCGCTGATGCCGGTGACGCCGTCCACGGCGACGTTGGAGAGCGTCTTGTGCCAGCCGATCTCCTGGTCGACCTTGGCCCGCAGGCCCAGGGCGATGGCCACCGCCGGGGCGGTGACGGTGGCGCTCTCGGTGGTGCTCCAGCGCTGGAAGTCGGGCCAGATCACCATGCATTCGCGGGCGCCGAAGTTGTTGCGGTAGGCGACGGCCTCTTCCTTGGTCTTGCAGCCGTGGGCGCTGAGGTAGGCGAAGGCTCGCAGGTCCTTGGCGATGCTCACCAGGGCGGCGGCCACCTCCTGGCTGTCCAGCCCTGGCACCCCGAGGATGCGCGGCACCACGCCCAGGCGGCCCTTGGCGGCCAGCAGGGCCTTCATGCCGGTGTACTTGCCGTCGGCGGTGGTGGTGCCGATGAGGTGGGACTTGAGCGAGGCGGCCTTCTGCGCCTCGGTCTCGCCGGTGCCGTCCGCCACGCGCACCACGATGGTCAGCGGCTTGGTCTGGTCGGCGATGGCCTGCAGGCTGGCGGCCAGGGTGCCCTGGGTGCCGGCCTTGCCGACGGCGGTCTGCACGTTGGTGATGAGCACCGGGGTGTCGAGGGGGAAGGTCGCGTTGTCGGCGTCCGCGCCGGTGCAGACCAGGCCGATGACGGCGGTGGGGATGGTGCGGATCGGGCGCGTGCCCTCGTTGATTTCGAGGACGCGCACACCGTGGAGGTAGTCGGCCATGGTCGGTGCCTGCGTTGTGGAATGACAGGGCACAGGCTGCCGCGCGCGCGACGGCGCGGCGA